TGAACTCCTTGCTGAAAACCTCCTCCGTTTTTTTCTGAAAATACTCAGATTTTTTTTGACTTTCTTGCTGAGAAGCATTTACTTCTTGAACGTATTTCTTGTAAGCCTCGTAGCCTTCTTTTTCTTCATCAGAAACTAAACCTCCCCTTGACTCAAGAGGCGTTTTGTATTGTTCCTTTAAAGAATCCAAATACTTCTTAGCTTTAGCAAGCTCTTTTTTCTTAGCCATTTCCTTCTTCTTGATATCCCTTTCGTCATCAAGATCCTCATCATAACCAAACTTATCCTCGATCATATACTTAATATCATCTTCGTCTAAGTCTTCCTCTGTTTGAGCGTAGTACTCTGCTAATACTGATTCTGGATCTGAATCATCGTAACCTTTATTTAATTTAATAAAGTCATCGATTCCTCTTCCAGTTTCTTTTTTGTATTTCAAGAATGCCGAAACATCCTCTGGTAACTCTTCTGTATTGGATCTTTGTTCAAACAAGTCCTCTAGAGAGTTAACCTCCTTATTGTATCTATTCTTAATATATGAAAGAACGTCCTCGTCTTTTATTTCTGTTGATTGATTCTCATCAATATGAACAGTATCATCAACGGCTCCTTCGTTACTTTGGCCGCCATTCATTTTTTCTTCGTGCTTCTGAAGCAATTCGTTTTCAACCTCTTGAACTGATTTTTGTTCAGCTACACCTAGGTCTTTTACAGTGAAATTTTCCATTTGATTTAATTTTTTGCAAAGTTATTAATAAAATTTATAGTATTTTAAGCGTTATCTAGGCTCGAACTCAGCTAAATCAAACGCATCCAATGAATCTTCATTACTCTCGAAGTTAACTGGAGGCAGGTTGTTTTTTCTTTGCTCTATAAGCTTAGACTGCTGAGTATTCTGTATGCTTATTCTTTTATCCTTAGCAGCCTCCTTCTTGTCTTCCTTAGTCATCTGAAGCTCAGTGTCTACGCCTCTTAGCTGCATGTTAAGCTGGAACTCCTTGTCCATTAACTGAGTCTTAAGCATCGCCTCGTTCTTAAGTTTTTCAATTTCAAATGCTACCTCAGCTTGCTTGATTTGTATTTTAGACTGAGTCTCGGCCTGGATCTTCATCATAGCGGTCTGAGCTGCCATCTGTTGAGACTGAGAGTTTATGTCTGCCTGCTGCTGAGATATCATCATCTGATTCTTTTGATCAAGCTCCTGCTTCTTCTTTCTCTTAAGCTTAAGTATTTGATTAGCTAGCTTTATATTTCTAACCTCTCTAATATCAATAGCATCCTCAAGGTTTATATCTCCTTTAGATAAAGCCATCTGAACATTTGCTTCAAGCTGAGCCTTCTCTTCAAGGTCTGGTGTTACCTCAATAAATATACCAAAGTCGTAAATGTATAGGTCCTTAATCTCATCAAGTATCCCTACGTTATATTTACCTATTTGTAGTATAAATTCCTCCTTAAAGTCTGAGTACTCTAAAATATCAGCAACCCTGTAAGAAACAGCCTCTGCTAATGATTTTGTTATATGTAAGCTTCCTTCTAGTATGTGTCTTGTAGCTGTGTTTGAATTTGCTGAAGCAAGCTTTTGTAATCCTACTAATGAATTAGGATCTGGCATAGAACCATCTCTAGCTTCATTTAAACCTGTTACATCTCTAAGCATGCTTAGGTAATGATTATAACTTCCAATTAAGCTATTTATTTTACCCTGTCCACTATTTGTATTTAATTCCTGAATTGGAACCCTAGCATTATTAAATTCACCGTCTCCAGTGTAACTTCTACCTATAACAGATCCAGTTTGGAAGTACAATCTTAATGCATCCTCTGGGTTGTATGCGGCTCCAGTACCTAAGTCTACCTCATTAATACCATCGGCATCAATAAATACCCCGTCTGGAACAACTCTTTGTATTACCTGTTGTAGCTTTAAGTGAGTCATCTGAATTAAATCAGCGAACGGTATCATTCTTCTAAGTAATGACTCTATCTTTCCTTTATATAATTTTGGAGCAACAGCAACATAATTAGGTATAGCATACTGAGATGCTGATTTAGGTCTAACCATATTCTTAGAAAGTTGCCACTTTAAAAGTATATTAGTACCCATAACCATAACCCCATCATACCAAACATCAATAGTCTTCTCAACCTTTTCAAAGTTTCTATCCTTCATCATATCCTCTGTAGGATTGAAGGTGTCATCTTTTTCTATTAATGTTTCTGTTCCGTCTTCCTTTATTTTCTTTTTATATACAACCTTCTTTGTTGACTTGTAGTTAAAGTACATTAACGTAGCTGTGTCTTGATAAAACAAGCTGTTGGCATACATTTGAGCTGAGTTGTAGTAATCATACCAAGCCTTACTGTACTTAGATATCTCCTGTAAGTCTTCGTTTGTTAATGTAGGGTCTATTTTAGGAAGCTCAGTAATTGGAACTGTTTTAATCTCACCCCAGTAGAAGCAATCTCTAAATTTAGGGTCCTCTGTGTATGAGTAAACAACATTTGCTGGGTCAACATAGTCTAACTTAACACCTGCTCCTGGAAGGAATTGGTGCTTAGCAATACCTATACCTAGTATAACAATATCGTAGTCTACCCTTTTTCTAATGTCGTAGTATCTGTTTTGCTCTAAAATAGTATTAATCGCCTCCTCCTCAGCTATTTCTATAGCTGGCTTGTAGTTCATTTGCATGAATAAAGAAAGCTCCTCTGATGTTTCTGGTAAGTCATCTGGCTTTGTTTCAAAGGCATCAATACCGAAGTCATTCTTAACCTGAAGCAATAAATCCTTTGACACCATATCAGCCTGAACAGACTCCTGGAATTTAGATCTATTCTCTGTAGACATAGCATCCTGAGCAAAAGCCTTAATAGCGAACAACCTGTCATTCATTCCGTTGACAACAATGTCCACGAATTTAGGTATAATAGGAACTGGTGTCCAGTCAATATTTAAGTGCGATAAGTCACCGTCTACAGATATTTCATTCTTGTACTTCTGGATAGATTGCTCTCCCCTTGCATATAGCCTTAACCTATGGTAGTCAGACCACTGATTATAAAATCTACAAGATCTTCCATCCTTACGAAACCACTCGTATTGTATACTTTGACCTATTTTTAAACCGTATTCATAGGATTCCTTCTCCTTATCCGTTGCAAACTGATTAGGGAAGCCTATTTGATTAATTGATATCTGTACGTCTTTCATTTACTTAATTAATTCACTATACAATCCTGCGTTTTTGTATCTTGCAAAGTTAATACTTATTTTTGATTCTTTTTTAACTGGAGTGTACATGTGTTTTTGTGTAGCCATAATAGCTAAACCTGAACTAATAGCGGCATCAAACTTGGTCCTGTTATTTATATCAAACTTAGCCCAATCCTCTAAAGTTCTTGTGAAGTACATTGAACCCATTTCATCTGGATCTCTATACGTAGATTCAAGATCTAATCCTACGTGCTTTTCTATATACGTCTCAATAGATGATGCGTGAGCCTGCTTTATGTCTTCAGACGAGTTAGGCATCCCTCCTAGCTCTCTTTCTGTCTTAGATAGCTTAGAATAGTGTTTATCTGGCCTGTTCATTGAATACTGCCTGTATCCATTATTTTTTATGTGGTAAAGCAACCTCTGCTTATTGTTCTCAACAAGAACTGGCATTCCGTAGAATATACAAGCCATTAAAACATCGTCAAAGAATATCTCAGCAGTCTGTGGTCTTGATATGTACTCTAGGAAGAATTGATTTGTAGGGGCTTGGTCCATGTGGAACTTAGTCATTCCGTGTAAAGACCCGTTAGACCCTCTGCCGTCAACCGTTCCTGATATATCGTACGGGTCACATCCAAAGGCACCTATATGTTCGTTACCTGGGAACTTTACCCCGTTTCGTATCTCTACCCTGTTCTGCAATTGCTTCGGAGGTATCCAGCTAACCAGGAATCTACCTCTAGCATCTGGAGTCCAAACAACTTTTGTGTTTCTAACTCCATCCATCCAATGAAATGATCCCCTTGTAAGAACACGCTCCTTTATTAACGAGTCATTGTAGTCTATCTGCTGGTAAATCTTAGTAAGATTAAACAAAGATGATTTACTCTCGTCCCTAAACGCATGAGACTCTGTTCTAGGGAACTGTCTGTAGAACTCATTAAGTGAATCTGGATGACTTTTTAATGAATCTACTTCATTCTCCCAGAAGTCAATAGCTCCTATTTTAATCATCATTCCGTCTATACCCATTACTGGCTTTTCTGGTGTTCTAAAAACAGGGAAACCGTATCTGTCTATATAACCCTCAAAGTTCCACTCCATAGGAATGAATAGGTTGTAAAGTCCAGATCTTGTTTGCCCGTTTGAGTTTCTGGTAGAAACATTAGAGTCCTCGTAAAGTGTTTTGAAGTTCTTACCTCCCTTTTCTAAAGCATTAGACGTAGACCCCATCATACACTTGCCGATAATTTTAGATCCCAAACGAAGACATGTTTTAGTTACACGCCAGTTATTTAAAATATTATCAGGCTTTAACCATTTACCAGACTCGTCATGAATAAGAAGCTTCAGCTTCTCTCCATCATACGAGTTGTCTCCAGTATTCTTCCAGTCAATAGATGTGTCAAGGCCTTCTATTTCGTCTTGATTCTCGTCGTACATGTTCTTCTTAGTAATCTTAGAAGCAGGCATACGGTAAGCAAGCTCAGTTTTAGGCTTGTCCATACCATCCTGAATAGGCTTGAAGAAGAAAGGGTAGTTACTAGATATAGGCACAACCTTGTCTGTAAACATTGTTTTTGCATCCCCTCCAGTCTTAGATAAAATACCTATCCTTGCATTCTTTGTAATCGAACCAGTATTAACACCCTCTGCGGATCCCATAAATGAGAACCCAGAACGTCTAATCTTAAGGTATATCATACCAAAGCATCTAAAGTCAGCCTTACAGGCCTCCCAGTATATCCAGAAAACTCTATTAGCCTCACGATAGTCTGGTAGACCAACGTCGATCTTAGTCCACTGAAGGTACATGTAGTTAGACCCTGTAATGTATGTAGGTAATCCGTTGTTCATGAACCAGAATCCAGACTCCCTTCTGTCAAACTCAGCCTCTATATAGTCAACCCATTTTGATTTAAAGTCCTTAGGCATTGTGTGCCATTGGAATATACTCTTAATTCTTTGTAGTTCCTTTGGGTACTCGAACGGCTCCCAGTATTGCTTTTCTTTTTTGCCGTCCCTTTTATAAACTGAATCTGGGACGGCTGGCAGTCCTACGTGAAGGCCATTTATATTATAAACCTCACCAAGTGTACCGTCACGAGATATAATAACTATGTTATACTTCTCATCGTAACCGTAAACCCAGGCCTTTTTTTTATTCCTATTATTAACGACGTTTTTATCTATGTAATTAGAAACAACAACGTATAGGTTATTTTGATCTTCTCTCTGCGAATCCTCCTTTGTCTTCATTCTTTGATGTAGATTTAGTTTCACCTGTTATCATTTCGCTCTCCTGCTCTATTCTAGCTAGTATCTGAAAGGCATCCTCTATTGCCAAACGCTTTGTAGCAGCAGCGTTCTTAAGCTTGTCAGCGGAAAGGTCGCCCTCCATTCCTGTAATAATCTTATCCTCAGCCACCTTAATAAGTTCATCAACAGCCTTATATCCAGCTTCAATTATTCTCTGCTTTATATCGTTTGTCGTCATAACTTAATCTTTATGTTGCTGGTAAACATTCTGTACAGCTTCTGATCATTAATCTTAAACTCGTACTCACTATCTGGCTCAAACGCAACCTCGTCACCTATAGATAAACCTAAGTCAATTAGCTCCTGGTTTATGTACTTTATCCTTCCGATAAGCGGCTCCTCAGTACCTGGCTTTACTAGGTAGTAATCCTTCGTTTCAACTGGCTCTATGAAGCAGTACTTTGAGTAGCACTTCCACTCATCACCATTGAAGAACATGAAGAACTGATCCTCCTCAACAAAGAACATGTCTTCCTTAAAAAAGTTGTGGCTGCTCTGCTGCCTACCCTTCATATCGTAGTAGAACTTAAACACGTTATGGTGAACTAAAAGTAAGTCACCAACATTAATCTCCCCATCATACCCAACTGGTGTAGCGACAACCTCAGCAAACCTATTGGATGACATGTGGTCCTCCTGTGATGTGCTTGTTATAAAGTTGATGTCTCCTATGGATTTGATGTTATCGTAACGCCTTCCTTTTAAAGGTTTTACGATAAATGAAAATGGTGACCTCATTCGAAGTTTATGTTATACTCGATTGATATTGGCATATTTGAATTGAACCCCTTCCACAGGTACTGCTCATTGTTTTTCTCAATGTATATACTTATGGAATCGTCCTGCTCAAGCCTGATATGACATATATGATACGTCTTATCAAGAACAGGCTGCCCTATAAGGTAATGCATCGCATTGTTCTTGTAGTCAGCCCCGACCGATATTTTCCTAATGTCCATCATTTTCTTCTGGAACAATAATATCGCCTGTATTCAAGTTGATGTCTACAGTGCCAAATTCTTTTTCTAGCTCTACCTTTAGCTCGTTGAATTTTTTTTGATTAAAACCAATGTCGTTGATTACTTGAGCTTTCTTTGACTCGTACTGAAGTTGTAGGTCTCCTAATGTAGCTGATGCTTCACGCATAAACTTATTAAAGCCGTTAAGCTTTTCTAACTGCTCCTTTGAAATTTTATTTTTCATTTGATTAAATTTTTTACAAATATACGAAAAAATAAATTACCTTGTAATCAATAGTAGTCCTGTTGCTGCTAACGAAGCTATTGACACTATTTTTAGGAATTTATTCTTTGATTTTTCTTTAGATATTACCCTGTCCTTGTTTTTTATAACAAGGTTCAAGTCGCTTACCTGAAACTCCTTTTCCTTATACGCAAGCATTAACTTATCGTTTGACTTTATAAGCGCGTCTATCCTTATTCTTGAAACACTATCCATCTTTATAAGTGTTTTTAATTCTAGAGTCAAGAAGTCCTTCTGAACTAACTCCGTTATTATTTTGTTGGCCTGAATACTATCTAGTATTACTACCTTCTTTTGTGCGTTCATCGAAGTACTGCTGCATATCAGAAACAGAATACTTATTAATAACCTTAATCCTTTCATTGTACTGTGTTTTAATTACTGTTCTAACTCTTTCTACGCTATCATACTTTAACTTTAAGACACTATCTTGTTTTTTTAATGTATCGTATTGAGACAAAAAGTATTTAGCTCTTAAATCGTGTTTTTCAGCCTCCTTCAAAAGTAATTCGTTCTTTAATTCTAGCGAAGCAGATCTTGTTAGTAATAAAATAAAAAGCACAACTATAACAATGTATGGTATGTACTTTTTAGTGTTTAGTATATTTATTTGCATATCTATTCCTTTATCTCAAAATGCATCCAGTCATATCCCTTTTCTCTTCCTAAAGAAATAAAACCGTGCTTATAAAAAATGTCTATCATTGCTTTGTACTCTGGTCTTGCAAATCTAGCTGTTTTTGACGTTTCCTTTAGTTGATTTCTTCCTGGATCAAGATCTAATGCTATTGCCCATGAATGCTTTGACCAATCATCACCGCCTCTCATTTTTCTAAAGTTGAAGCATCCTCCGAATAAGTCAATACCTAGTTCTTTTATTTTAGCATAACCGTATACTCTTAGTATTTCGTTAAACACTGCTAAGAATCTTCCAGCTACTAGCTTATGGCACCTCATTTTATTAACAACAGACTCCGTGTCCCAGGCCAAACGCATTGGATAAGGTAAAAGTATAGTTACCAGGTAACCCTCACCTGTTACGTTAGGTTTTCCGTACTTAGATATTGTCTCCTTTGTTGTCATTTTCTTTTTTTCTTAATGTTTCAACCATCTTTAAAATGGTGTAAAAAATAGATACGATAAGTAGTATTATCTTTAATGCACTCTCCAGGTTAGAAAAGCTTAGTGCCATAGTTATACTGTTTAGTATGTACATTCTGAAATCGTTACGCGACATTTTTTACTTTCATTAAACGTTCAACAATAGAAGTAGCACCTTCAGTAGCTATATAAGCAGTTGCAACTATAACCCAGTCAGTAGAGGTTATAGATCCGCTGAATAAACCAACGGATGCTATAACAAATACTGTTAACTTTCTACTTACCCACTTGCTAAGTAGTAAATCTATTTTTTCTTTTCTACTCATCTTTTATAAAAATTCATGTTTTGGGTTACTTGGCAGTGTTTCATTATCCTTAAAGTTAATTTTAGTTTCCGACATTATATCATAATGATAACCTTCTGCAAATACAGGAGGAGTAATCTCGTTACCTTCTTCGTCATAAGTTCCATCTGTTAATGTTATAATACCTATTTCAACAACAGCATGAATACCGTCTCCAAATGATAAATCATCATTATAAACACCTTTAGCTTTTAAATCCTTTAAAGCAGCTTTTTTATCTACATATTTTAGTTTTGATATATTCATTTTAAGGAGTTGTTAAGTCTATACATTCTTGATCTGTTAAAGCTGTTTCCCAAATACCAATTGCTTTTATTTCGCCTGTGAAGTTACTAGCTCCAGTTCCCTGCCCATTTCGTAAAACGGATAATGGGGATGAAAAACTACTTGCTGTAGTGTCAGAACCAATTAATACGCCATTTATAAAAAACTTATAATTATTACCACTATATTTTAATACCGCTTTAGTAGGAACTGTTTTTAAAATAGCTGAAGATACACCGCCTGTTACTGAGTTAACCCTTATATATCCAGTTATTAAACCTGAAGTTATATTATAAAGAATGCCTATTTGATTAGTTGTTGTTCCGTCGCTAACTGTTATAAATTGTTGAGCAGCATTTCCATCTGCAAAACCTTTTATATCAAAATATAATGTTCCATCTGTTTGCCCAATTAAACTACTTATTCCCGTTTTAGAAAAAGTATCTATATTTCTAGTTACCGTAGCACTTGTTGTTGGTATATATGATGTAGAATTTATGCCTGCTTCATCTTGAGCACCCCAAAATATTACTCCGTCTGTACCATTAGGCGTTACACTTGGATATGTTGTATCAATTAATCCAATATACATAGAACTTGTACTTGTTACAACGTTGTTTACAGCTGTACATCTGTACCAACCATTACCATAATTTTCAATTTTTGGCGTATATGCTGTTGTGTTATCTAAAATAGTGCCATTAGCTAAATTAAACGTAACATAACTAGCATCGTCAAATCTTATATAAAACTTACTTTTGCCGCTTTGCTTTGCAAATATGCTTTTCGCTCTAAGTCCTGTTGATGATGCACTTGCTTGTCTAAACCCCCTAAAAGTACCAGCAGATGTAGGATAGCATAAATCAGCATCCATTGTACCGTCTGGCGATATTGCAAAGTTCTTAGTAATATCGGAACTCTGCTTTACCCAACTTGCAGAATCAAATTCTTCACTCCTTAAAACTAAATTTGTTCTTGCTGGTTCAATTAATATCTTCGGGCACCCTCCTCCTGTATAGTCTAACCTTGCTAGATTATTTGCATTTGAACCGTCTTGTGTTATACCTTCAAATTTTGTTCTTGTAGCAGCAACTGTAGGAAGGTATTCTTTTGCAACAATACTCTGTTCTACCTGAGCGCCCCATAAGAATACAGATGTACTCAAAGTATTAGTCTGAAATCTAGGTGTATCAATAGCAGGAATAATTGCAAAAATAGTTGAACTAAGACTTCCTGCATTTGTAGCGGTTCCTACCATAACACATCGGTACCACCCGTTACCAACATTTTCTATACTAGCTGTAGTGCTTGTTCCTATTGAGCCAACAACGCCACTGTTTAAATCAAAGTTTGCCCAGACGTTTGTTCCAAAAAAACCATTTGCACCAACAAGTTGTATGAAGTTATTTGTGTCCTTCTTAGCATAAATAGAAATAGCATAGGTACTAGCGGCTACGACTGATATGTTTTGTCTTACGTCGTGGTTATTTATTGATCCATTACCCGTAAGAGTATCTGCTGTTAATGTACCATTAGGTGCTGTAGTTGTATTTGCAGTAACAGAAGAGCTTGTTTTTACCCAAGTAACACTGGAAAATGTCTCGCTTTGTAAGCACAAATTTGTAACTGGCACTTCTACTAATCCTGTACTATCTGTTCTTGTAGAACCAGTTGTTCTTGTAAAAACTTGATCACCACTACCATCGCTTGGTATAATACTGTATACTTTACTGACATTAACAGCGTTTGGTGTTATAAATAGTGAAGCAGAATCAAGAACATTCGCGTCTTGCAACTCTTGTAATTGAGCAACTAAGCAATCATCACTTTCAAACTTACCGTTATCAGCGTAAACTCTTTCTTTAAAAGCTGTTATAAGCGATAAAACATATCCGTTTAAACTTCTTATGCTACCTATTGCATTTGCTATTGCTATAAACATACTACCAAAGAGCTATAATATTAGATGCGGTTGTTCCTGTAGAGAATACCTTTAAAACATTAACAGGTATAAAGCTACCGTCTTGAATGTTAGTGAAAGTAACCTCATCACCACCGACAGTCATAACCTTAATATTTCCTTTTGTACCCACGTATAAAACGCATCCGTTGTTACCTGATCCGTCTTCTGTAGCTACGTTTGGTATGTTAGCCGTGTTACTTGGTGAAACAACCGCTGCTCTTCCTGCTTGTAATTTTTGATACGCCATGATTTATTTTTTTTTGTAAATTATCTTATTAATTAATAGCCCTGGGTTATTTAACGCAGACTTTCTTTTACTGCAACCGCAGTCTTTTCCTGATTTTTTAGCTAAGTAGTCAACAGCTTTTTTAACACCCGTTGCCTTTGTTACTCTTTCTATATCGTCTCCTAACATGCTACTTCTTTTTTATTTTGCCAACGTTACCTTTTAAGTGCTTCATCTTCCCGTCTAATGACTTCTTAGATTCGTACTCCTTTGCCTTCTTTATAATTTTTTTCATTAATACTTTCCTTTACGATTACTTGGGTTACTTGTCTTCCTTCCTCCAGCCTTCCATAGCTCCGTGCAAGCTAAATGCTTAGACGTTGCTGTCTCTGCTGTCGAGCATTTGTGTCTAGCATTGAACGACTTACGAGCAGCGGCAGAGTAGTTGTTACCATAACCTTTGGCTCCTGCATGAACAAGCTTTTCCTTCCCGTTATCGCAGTATAACTTCATTATCTTCTTACCTGGACGAGTTGAGGGTCTAACCTCACCGCATCTCATCTTGCTCTTTACGCTCATTTCTTACCTCCTCTAGATCTTCTATCTCCTGGCGTATCTGTTTTAGAACCCCTGTTTACAGAAGCCTTCTTCATAACTATGCCTCTCTTTGTATGTGACGCGTCAAGATTATCTCCGTTTCCGTACGTGCCTCTTTGCCTGTTAATCTTGTTAAGTTCAACTCGCTTCTTTACCTCACGGTCCTGCTTGTTGTACTCACGCTGATACTCCAGACGTTTTTTTCTAGCGTCTGGATTGTTCGCGTAATATTTTGCGGTTCTTCCTGGCATTTTTTAGTTGTAAACTCTAATTTCGAAAGTAAAAGATGTAGGAGCTGCTTGTTCTCCTGCGAAATCAAATGAATTAAAATAAACCGTACTGTTATCTGCTGCATCAGGATAAGATACTATTATATTTTCTCTTTCTACATTAGTTTTTACACTTGTCTTATTTTGTGGAAATTGATTTTCAAGCGAAATAACAAAGTCATAAGGGCTTCCGAAATCATTTAACACTGTGGGCAATTGATTAAAATCATTTTTAAATACAGTTAGTGTTATAGGTTGTAATATACTTCCTTGAAATATTCTTCCTGAAAACTCTTTGTAAGTCTGTAAAGCAATTGTACCTGAAGCATCTGGAAGGTTTATATTTCTATTACCAGTTTGTACATCTGGAGTTCTTAAAAATGTTTTTAAACCTCCAGAAGAAGGTATACCAAATTCTATAGATGGTTTGTTTCCAGTAGTGTATTCTATATTTATTTTTCCACCTAGTGCGTCTTGTATTTTTACCTGAGATGAATTTATAGTTAATACAGTTCCTTCTCCGTCATCTATAGTGTTGCCTAAATTTACAGTCTGCTGCAATGTTTGAGACGCTCCAGCTCCTTGAGGTCCTGTTGGGCCTTGAACTCCCTGAGGTCCTTGCGCTCCCTGAGATGCCAATAGCGCCCAATTTACAGGACTTACACTTGGATTAGTTGTTCCAGATGTAGCTAGTATACAAAAATAAGACGCACCGTTATATCCAACAGCGTCGTTAGCTACATAAGACGTACCTGACACCCAAGCACCTCTCCAAGTTAACCCTGCTGGTCCAACTGGTCCCAATGGACCAGGAGGTCCTTGCACACCCTGAGGTCCCTGAGCACCTGTACCAATAGTAGAAACTAGGTCAGAAATTGTATACGGTTGAGTCTCAGCGTTTAATACTGCTGATTTCTTTTCTTCTAAATTTACGTTCTCGGATATACCGATGAATCGCGTAGATAAAGGTACGTTTGCCATTTTTAAATTATTTCGTTTGTTATGTATGTTCCAGATATATGGAAATTATCAGCTATATTTAATGTTACTGGCTCAGTTGACGTGAATGGAAAATCATAAAGATTATTACCTTGCGTGTCAGATGTAAACAACTCCATAACATTAGAATTAGCATACACGTGTCCAGATATGTGGTACTCCCTTGATGAGCTTATATCGTGAAGGCATCCGTCTCTGAACATATACCCGTGCTCTGACTCAAAAGGAAGTGTAATAAAATACTGACCCGTTCCGAAGCTTGTAATGTTGTCCATATCAACCTGAACCTGAAAATGAACCAGCTTGCCTATTCTTATGTACGACCCACTAAATAATGGATCACCATTAAACGTTGGTTGAGTGCCAGATGTACCTCCGTCGACAGAATAAGAAACCTCTACGCCTTGATTTACCTCAACCGAATCAACAATATCTTCTATTGTGTAAGGTTGAGTCTCCGCATTTAACGTAGCCGACTTTTTTTCAGCAAGATCTACGTTTTCTGAGATTCCTATGAATCTTGTTCCACTTGGTACGTTTGCCATTATTTTTTAGTTGTTTTAACCATTACTTTTTTAGTAACCGATTTACTAGTCATTGGTTTTTTGTCTGCCATTTTCATTTTACCAGACATTTTCATTTTACAGTTTTTCATATCTATTTCTTTTTTTTAGTTTTTCCTGCTTTACTTAATGCGATTGCTATAGCTTGCGCTCTAGGCTTCCCTGATTTAATCTCCGTTCTTATGTTAGAAGATATAACCTTGCTCGATGTTCCTTTTTTTAATGGCATTTGTTAATTGTAAACTTTTATTTCAATTGTAATCTTTCTTGTTCCTAATAAAGTATTAGGGTTTATAGGGTTTGAAGAAGTGTCCACAAAACTCATTCTAACTTCATTAGAGTTTATTCTTTGTAACCAATAATAACCAACAATTGCGTTTGAACTATATATAGGCAATCTTACTGCTCCAGAGTCAGTTGTACTTCCTTGATAAGCAAATGGATTTATTATGGTTTTGTTAGAAGTAAATCTATTTGAAGAAGCTATTTGATAAACCCCTGTTCCTGTTGATGTTATAGTTACTCCACCTTGTATATTTGAATACGCTTCTGTTACAAGAGGATCTCCAGAACTGTTAAATTGAACTGTAGATACATATTCCTTGTAAGGTAAGGTAATATCACTAGTCAAAGCTACCGTACCAGTTGCGTTTGGAAATGTTATAGTATTTGCTCCTCCAGCCAATGTGGTTGGAAGTTCTACGTTTTGAGTATTAGTTCCGTCGCTTATATTAAAAACGCCTAATCCATAAATTCCCCACGAACCATTAAATAAGCTATCAAATCTATTAAAGTTAGCATAAACTGACTGTGTTGTAAAGCCATCAGATATTACATTGCCTAAATCAACAGTTTGCTGTAATGTTTGAGAACCTCCAGCTCCTAAAGGATTTATAATTTCAATCATAAATACCTTGTCAGAACCACTTGTATTGTCTGCTAAAGTAAATCTTGCGTATCTATTTGGTCCTACTGTAAAATTAGTTTGAGCGTCAAATCCATTTGGCTGCAAAAATCTAGCTCCATCTAAAGGAACTACTACAAGGTTATTTGTTGTTGATTTGTTCTGAACAACAAAAAATTCACCAGTGGTTACGCCAATATTTGATAGACCTATAAAATTATCAACAGAGCTAGGAACATATACTCTTGTAAAGTTTTCTTCTATTTTATTGAAACTAACAAGGGCTAACATATCTGCATTAAGACTTCCTTCTGTGTATGAAAAACTACCTGCTGGTCCCTGAGCACCTGTTGGGCCTTGAGCACCTGTAGGTCCTTGTGGTCCTTGTGCCCCTTGTGAAGCTAGCAATGCCCAGTGTGTAGTGTCAGTGTCTGGTGGTGTTGTTCCAGATGTTGCTAAGATACAAAACCAAGAAGCTCCGTCATAACCAACGGCGTCGTCTGCAACGTATGACGTACCCGATACCCAAGCACCCTGCCACTCCAACCCTGCTGGTCCAACTGGTCCGATAGGTCCGTCTGGTCCAATAGGTCCCTGCACTCCTTGTGGTCCTGCTGGTCCAACTGGTCCTGCAACAGCAGATGCGTTAATGAATGTTTTTAAATCACCAACACTAAAGTTCTTGGTAAATTTGCTAGGCGTTTCCTTGTCCGTTCCTATTAAAAGGTCATCGTCCTGTATATTAGTATCTAATGGAAATAATGAAATTTTAGTCATCTCGTTTATTTGTTTTATCTTTGCAAAGATAATAATTAAAATTAAATGAAAATTAAGACTAATATTAGAAAGGCATACGACAGAAGGGAGCCAAGTAATGACTACCTTAAGTACTGGCGTGTGGTTCGTCAGTGGGCTAAGACCAAGCACAAAATATCATCAGCCGACCTAGACATGATTCTGTTCCTTTACTCGGAGAAGCTATTCACAAGGAAGTCGTTCGACGAGTTCTCCATGACAATGCACTGGGATGTCAACCGATTTAACAGGATGCTAACAGACGGATGGGTTATAATATGGCGCAAGAGAATGCATCAGGAGGCAACGCTGTACGAGATATCGTTCAAAGGGAAGAGCCTTTGCCGTGCCGTGTACAGAAAGCTTAACGGTGAGGAGCGCATATCTGATAACTACCAGAACAACCCAATGTTCGCAAAAAATGCGTCGTACACCAACAAGAGGTATAGACGCATCATTGAGAAGATGAACGATCCTAATACACGATAACAACGTCCCTCTCGGAAATAAGTGTAAGCTGCTCACCATTTAGGATCATAGTGTAGCCAGCACGCTTATCGTAGTAAATCTCGTCACCCTCCTTAACACAGATAACATCCGAGCCAGGGTTTATAACCGTGGCTTTTTTGTATCTTATCTTGTCGGACTCATCGCCAGAAAGAACAAGACCAAAGTCGGTCTTGATCTGTTCTTCAATTGGCTTAATAATAATATTCTTTCCTATTGCTCTCATTTATTATTTTATTTTAGTTAAAGGTTCGTAAGTCATTTCAAAGATATCTGGTTTACAAGGATAAAATTCTCCCTTTACTCCTTTTATAATCCAATCACCTATTGAAGCTTTCATATTTCCTTCTAGTGTATTTATTAATATGCCATCGCTAACAGCTAATAAACTATCATTTCCTAACCCTGCAAAATTCTGAAGTCTCATTAAAGAATTTATTTCTAAATCCTCTAACTTAAAAGCTTCAATTACAACTTGTTTTTTTACGAATTTTGTCATGACTATTACGCTCTCGCTATTGTTATTATTGCATTTGTACTTAGTATTGTTGATGCCACCGACACCGCATTCTTAAGCGCGTTCTTGGTCACCTTCAGTGGGTCAATCACGCCCATAGCGTACATGTCACCGAACACGTTGTTCTTAACGTCGTACCCGTAAGCATGTGCAGTCGTAGGATCTTTCATGATGTCCCATGGGTCCAGTCCTGCGTTGACCATTATCTGACACAGCGGTGCCTGCATCGATCTTGACATAATATGGTACGCCACGAACTGCTCCTTGCTCATGTCCTCAATGTTCTCATCCGCCAAGAATGACAACTCGTCCGAGATATTGAACAGCGCCAACCCTCCTCCAGGTAATATCCCTTCCTCAATCGCAGATCTAACCGCACAAATCGCGTCGTCAACCCTGTCGTACTTCTCCTTCTGCTCAATGTCAGACGATCCGCCAACATATATAACACCAACACCACCAGTTAATGAGGCGATCCTCTCCTTAATGAAGTCCTTGTCAGCCTTGCGAGATGTGTTCTCGTGAGCCTGCCACAGCTGATCAATTCGCTCCTGCATCTCTGGACTCACGTCCTCCGATCTAACAATAACGCTGCTGTCCCTTCCAATGATGATGCGCTCAGCTCTACCCAAGTGCTCCATGCCAATTAAGCTTAAGTCATCACCAGTCTGCTCGCTGAAGTACTTCGCTCCAACAGCCAGGGCAATGTCTCCCATCAGCTCCTTCTGCTTGTACCCGAACTGAGGCGGAGAGATGTTGCACATCTTCACCTTGTTCTGAACAACGTTAGCTGCCAAGGTGTTAATCACGTTCCCTGAACACGGGGCAATAATCAACAACTTCTTACCTTCGTTAATGATTGGTCTCAGCACACGCTCGATAGACAGGATGTTATTTATCTCCTGGTCACTCACCAGCACATAAACGTCCTCCATGATGCACTCGTCCTTCTTGAAGTCGTTAATGAATAAGTTAGACGTGTACCCTCTGTCGATTTTGATCCCATTTGTGAACTCGTAGTACGTCTCAGCCGTCTGTGAGTTGTTCGCTGTAACGATCCCGTTCTTCCCGACCTTGTTATACACGTCAGCAATAATCTTCCCAATCTCCTTGTCGTTGTTAGCAGAGATTGTAGCCACGTCAGACAGCGTCTTACCGCTCACCTTTTTGGACCTCTTCTCAAGCAGCTTAATCACGTCGTCCGTGATTTTGTTCATGTGCCTAATCACCTCGCTCACGTTGTGCGTGTCCTTAAGCATGTCCATCCCGTTCTTAACAATCGCCTCAGTCAATACAATCGCAGTGGTCGTACCGTCACCAGCCATCGATGCCGTTCTATCAGCGGCCTCCTTCATCATACGAACCGCTAGGTTCTCAACAGGATCCAGCAGGTCGATGCTCCTAGCAACCGTAACCCCATCCTTTGTAACCGTTATACCATGGGTATGGCTTCGTGATTCAATAAGGACCGTGTTACCCCTTGGGCCCAACGTGCTCTTAACCGCCTTGGCGATCGTGCTTATTCCTTTTATTAGTTTCTCTCTTCCTTCTTGGTCGAAGATCAGCTCCTTTGGGCTGTAATTAAAGTCTGTCATAATTTAAAAATGCTCTCTCTATTAAAGTGTTTAATACTAATTTATACGTGTTCTGCTCCGCCTTTTCAAACGTGTCGTTGTAAAGCGTGCTGTAAACATCCTTCCTGCCTTTATGTATAAGGGTAACCTCGTACGACCTAATGTCGTCGTCGTACCTGCTGTGGACCAACACATGGTCCTGCTTGTCGTAGTTGAACATGTCAACCATGTAAAGCACGATTCTCTTGTGGTCCATACTATAAGCTCTTAAATGTTAGTGTGAAGAACGCTAAGTGAATACTTAGCTCTCTGTAGTTGTAGTCCTCGTCGCTCTCGAAAAACTCGAAGCCAAGAAGGAACTGTGTAGCGCTGAATGTAAAGTCTATTATCATTTGATTTGATTTTGATTCAGCAAATATACACAAAAAAAATTAACTTTTAAAAACTACAAATATCATGTTAAGTATATAAAAAAAAACCGCACTTCGTTGAATGCGGTCCACAGTTACGGTTCAGTGGGCAACCACGTCCTTTACACTTTGTGTATTGACAATTTGTAAAGACTGTCCAAACTAAATCCTGCTGTTAAGCTGTTCAGATGTCGTTCTGTCTTTTCAGTTACAAATATACAACAAATTATTTAATGTCGCTATGTCGAAGCGATGCTGATAAAAAAATAAGTTTGTCATACTCTTAGGCCACGTCAGTAAAGGAAAGCTTATTAAAAATGTCGGAATGTCAATATTTTCCCTATATACTACTATATATAATTATATATATACTATATATTTTTTTTGTTGAAATAGATAGGTAAAAATCGACATATCGACACTAAACCTTGGGAAGGCTTATAAATAAAGAGAAAATTCAATGACAAACTTTTAAAAAAACGACATGGGATCGACACAAATTAAAAAAATCGACACAGATATGCGTAATCTGGGGGTTATATAACAGTTTGACGAGACGGGTGTGAAAAAGAAAACGACTTTTTTTTGCAAGGGGGGTTATCGATTTCAAAATTTTGCTCCAGATTTTTGGCGTTTTTATAGCCGTGTACAAACGACAACAAACGGCTATTACGTTACACGTGTGCAGTTGGTTTATGTAATTACATACGCGCGCGCATACACGTACATTTATTCCACAAGTGAACGCCTTTGTTATACCATATATCAAATCTAGTATTGATCTACTGAATTTATATTGTATGTAACGTACAATCGGGACGTAATTAACGATTTTATTGAGGTTCTGTATGCGATATGGTTAAAAAATCTTTGCGATAAACAAGCAGACAAGGAATAACACCCGCCTTATTTATCGTTTATCGATATATTTTATATTATTATTGCAAAACTTAAATCTTATATTTCATTACTATTCACAAGTGTATAACTAAAGTAAAGTTGCATTTCAACGAGTATTTGTGCATTTCATCGATTTTATTTTCATATATAAAAAAGTCGCCATATATTCGCAGAGTCAAAATGAGACACGTTCTTTTAATGTTATGTAAGTTATTTGCCAAAGGCTATCCGATATGCATGTGCACTATATATAATGAGTGAATGTATAAAGGTAAGCACCCGAGTATTGTAAATTAGTTGGTCACACGTTACGCTTAGCAGTATGGTACACAAGATGAAAAGATAGCAAGTGTTAAAGTTTTGTTAAAATTTTGCATATTAAAAAAAGTCGTCGTTACTTTGCGACAGAATTAAGGTTGAGATTAACAACCTATTAAATCGGATTTCATCCCTTCCTATTGGGATGTAGCGAGACCACAGCAATAAAGTGGCGGAGGTGTAAGTGTCACCATAACCACTCTACTGAACAAACAGGAGTTATAAGCGGAGTAGTTGCCGTGAAGAGCGAAATGTAAACAGCACTAAATAGGTGTTATAAAGGTTATAAGTTGGGAGGCTTATAGTTGGTTTAGAAACGTACATGGATGTGTTATCCATGCTGATGAGTCGCAGAACGACGAAACGTTAAATTATTTATTATGAAGACACTATCACAAATTGAAAAAGAAGTAAACAAGTTGTATAATCAACTAGAGATGGGATTGTTTTTTGATACATACCACGACACAATGTATGAACTTGTAGGTCAGTTTGACTACCTTGAGGATGATGGGGATGACTATAAATTAGCCGAGGAAATACTAGAAAAATGTAGTGCGATCATAAGAGCACAAAAGATATTGTTAAACGTTAAAATTAAATAATATGAAAACACTAACAATCTACCCTAACGGACAAATTTTTTTAACTACTAAAGGTGTAAACAAAACGCTAACTATTCAAGAGGCTAATGAAATAATAAATAAAGGATTTAGTAGACAAGGAAATTGCGGTGACGTAATATTCTACAAAATAAAGTAACAGGTTAACTGACGAGACTTAGATAGTCGAAACGGGCATTGCCCGTCTTAACCAATTAAAATTATTTATTATGACTAAAATAAAATTAGCATACAGATTAGTTTTTGAGACTGAAAAAATATTTGCAGACTTGATAGCGACAAAAGAAGACACAAACTACACGAATGCTTATAAGTTAGGCTTAATAACGCCTCGTGAATTAATTAACAATAGTAAAATGAAAAACGTATTATGAAATTATTATTATCAATTTCGTTGTTATTAGTATTTGTAGCAATAGCAACGACAAACATTTATGTGTTGGGTGTCGCAGAATTAATAGCAATACCTTCAATTATTATTTTATTAATTAAACAACAAAATTCATGGAAACAAAAGTAACATTTTCAGACATCGTTATAATGACGATATGGTGGGTAGTAATTATTTTATTCGCATTGATATGGTAGTAGGTTTTATAGCAGGTGTAGTAATAGTAGTGGCAATGATATTAATTATAAATTATATGGACTAATGGAAGAAAGATATACAATTGAGGTATACGGCACACTTACAGCACGAATGTTTAAGTGTACCATAGGCAACAAAACGATGCATTCAGCAGACATTCAAAACATATTGGATTTTATTAACGAAGAAAAAATTACGCCTAACGACGACGCAGTCGTTGGGTTTTATGAAGATAACCCTAACGGAAAAGATTAAGCTATGGAAATTAAAAACGAATACAAAAGTACAAGAAGTGGGTTCACTCACGTATCTAAATTATACAGAAACAATGCCTTGGTATGTGAGGCAAAGTGCCACTACATAAACAGAACGTGGGAGGTATACCCGTTTCAATCTTCAATGAAGAAGGTGGTAAGTATGGCAATTGAAAAAGAGATTGCAGAGCAGAAAAGATTTCAAGGAATCAAGAGACTGACTAAAGAAAAAAGACAGGAAATTATTAATTATTCATCGTGGATAAACGAACTAACTACTAAATACAAATCGTTATGATAGCATTATTAAAAAGAATTAAGTTTGAATTATTAGAGGGCGCAAAGAACTCAGCACTAGTATTAAGAAACTAACATTATTTATCATGAAAACAAAAACATACACGTACGATATAGTAGGCGAAAGTGCAGTAATAAGATACGCAAATGAAACGGACTTAGATGAAAATCTTTTCGATGATTTGGAGGACTTAAAGAAACAATTAACTAAAGAGGACTTTGATATTGAGTATAACTTTTAAATTATTAAAATGAAAACATTTCAAGTAAATATAGGTATGGGTAACAATACCCTAAGCACAGAGCAACTAGTAGACTTCTTTGCAGAGCATAAGAGGTTTAGATTAATAGCCTACACGTTTCAGTACGGGTGGTTTGAAGGCAAGCAAGAGGAAACATTTGTTGCCGTGTTTGAAAACTCAGTATCTGAGGGTAGCACGTTGGTAGAATTTGAATTGATATGCGACCTGCTAGAGCAAGAGAGCATAGCGTTACGATTAGAGGGAGGCGATGTGTTAGCATTCAATCCAAACTACAAGGGAGATAAGTATAAATTTAACGATGAGTTTTTCATCAACCTAAAAAAATAGTATTATGAGAGCAAAGCATGTTAATGACTACATAGTTAATACATTAGAACAAGAGCCAAGACACAATTGCAGTGCATTGGCGAAGGCTATAACAAAGGCAAGTAAGAAGTTTAAACAGGATCAGTTTGATATGATGTATCTTCTATTAGAAAACAAAGCAATAGGAGGTTACACACATAGTTATGGGTTTCATACAGCATACGGCAGAGAACTTATAGACACAATGAGCAACTATTACTATCAATTTAACCAACAATTAATTCAGACTTATGAAAACAAATAACAAATTATTAGCAGATTTTATTAATTGTGAAAACCCACAAGCGTGGGAAGATATGCCAAGCTTATTTGAATACAATTGGAACTGGCTTATGCAAGTAGTGGATAAGATTGAAAGTTTAGGGGTTGTAGTAGAGATACGAGAAAACGTATGTTACATAGAAACTACACCGACAGATTATTATTCAGAACTTGAAGAAACTAAAATACAAGCAACCTATAACGCCTGTGTAAGATTTGTAAAGTGGTACAATAGTGTCGACTTTGAGTAGTTTGTGTCGATGTTGTGTCGATATTTTTTAAGAACGACACAGGTTAAAATATTAATTATCAATAAGTTAGGATAGAAAATGTCGTTATGTCGATATTTTTCCTTTTATTTTGCGAAAAAAAAATAAGAATTATATTAAAATATATATAAGAGTATAGAGAACTAAAAATTGACATTATGACATTAGCAGAGGCAAAAGATTTTTTAAGAAACGAGGGTTACTTTGTAGATAACCTTTGGCATGTTAGCGACGTTCAGAATAATTTTGAATGCGATGAGCAGACGGCTCAGAATATTTTATACTGGGCTTTAACAAGTCCAACGACTATCGAGTACATAAACGATAGTATTGATATGGTAGCACGAAACGAAAATTTAAACACAAAATGAGAGTAGTAAACGGCAAGTGGGTTGATTCGTTTGGTAACGGCATCAATCAAGAGGAACTAAACGGCCACGAGTTGGTTGCGTTTATGGGTAAGTTCTCTTCGGTGTACGGGGAGAACGTAACGTACGACAGGATAGACATACTTCATCACGTTATGGGTATGACTGAGTCGGAAGAGAGAGCGTTATCAAGTGTATTAAATAACGGACTATTAAAAAAATTTAGGGTATGAGAAGACGCATAACAAAGGGCAAGGTTAACATTAGCCTTGCTATAGAGGAGATATCGACAAGGCAGAAAAAATATACGGAGTACATACTTCACACGATGAGTGTGACTCGTACAGACTACAACACAGCGAAGGAGTTGGTTAGGCGTGAGTTAAACTTCAAGGTCATGACACGAACCCTTCAGATGATTTAAAAGCGTGCCAGTGAATAGAATCCTTCCCAGCATGGAATGTAGGTCGTCTGAATGCGTGAGTCAAAGAGAGGACTGGTACGTGATATATTCATAATACTCTCAAATTCAGATATTGCACTGAAGGGGTGTAACAGCCCCTTCTTTTATTAATTAATTTAAAAACAAATAAGATATGCATATAATAACGATATGTCCTATATGTAATGAGGACTTTATGTACCATCAAACAGATGTTAATTTAAAAAGAAATATAACTTTTGTAGATGAGGTTGGAAATAACGAAGTTATAGAAACTGTTATTTGTCAAGACTGCGACTCAAAAGAAGAACCTAAACAAAGTATAATCAAAACTGAAGAAGATGCTAAAATATTTATTGAAGCTTTGGAAAACAGTCCAGAACCAAATGAAAAATTAAAAAAAGCATTTAAAGATTTTCATAAACAAGAAACACTTGAAGAAACTTTTAAAAACAAATAAGATATGAAAGAAACAGCAGTAGAATGGTTGGTTGATATATTGTTACATAAAATACAATTAACTGAAATGGAAAAAATGTATATTCAACAAGCCAAAGAAATTGAAAAGCAACAACGAGGTTATAGTGAGGAAGATATGAATGATTATGCAAATTATCGTTTACTATTTAAAAAACCAATAGAGCCTAAAGAATGGTTTGAACAATTTAAAAACAAATAAGATATGAATAAAATAATAAAACCACCACTAGGATTAATTCCTAAAAGATATTACTACGAACAAGTAAGACGAGAAAGATTTAAAGAAGTATGTGAAGTAATTACTAGATATTATAATGCTGGACTTCAAATAAACATTGAATGGGTTGAGGAATACAATGAATTAATAAAAAACAAATAACAAATGGGACTAGGACTTTTAATAACAGGCGCGTTTTATGTATCGGTATTGGTAATATCTAAATTTATAGAGTAATGGAGGAACTATGGAGACAGGCATCGGAGTACAGAAGGTGCACCCAGCTAAACACAACAACGTATAGGTCTTACATCTACAGGGGTATAAAGATTGTTAACGAGAACGAGGGAGGTATTAAGATATACACCTCACACTTCGGAGACATATACAGGGAGATTAGTAAGGAGGACTACGCATTCTTCCTCAGCTTTGGGTTCAGGCTAGGCGTGTACAACCTATGCCTTAGGAATTACAAGAACACCCTTGAAATTATAAAGACCAAGGTAAAGAACGAGGTAAACGGCAGAAACAATCAGAGGCATTACAACGCCCTGAGGGAGCAACGCGACCACTACATGAACAAGTACACGGTGGTGATTAACTTAAAGAAGGAACTAAATGAG